CGTATCAATGAGTTGACTGAATATAAAGAGTCAATCGCTAAGGAGCTTAAAGCACTTACACCTAGCGAGGCTTCTAAGTAATGAGAAATATCCACGTCACCCCTGAGCCAGTTGTCTTAGAAGGATATCAGGCAATAATGAAGCCGAGTCAATACGGTTATAGCTTGAGAGCTATAGTAGGTAAAGACTTGATTGATAAACTAGAAGATGAAAGAGTTGATTGTCTTAAGTGGGCTACTGCCCGTTTGAAAAATCCTAAAAGATCATCTCTAAAACCAGAGCCTTGGGAGGAAGTTAGCGATGGAAAATACATTATTAAATTCTCTTGGAAAGAGGAAACACGACCCCCAGTGGTCGATACAGAAGGTACTCCTCTTAGTGACCCTGATACTCCTGTCTATGCAGGAAGTACTGTCAAACTTGGATTTGTACAAAAGCCTTATCTACTCAGAGACGGTATCTCATATGGCACATCTTTAAAGTTATCTGGAGTACAGATAGTAACTATTAAAGGAGGTGCAGGTGTTGATACTGGAGACTTAGATGAGTCAGAAGTAGCTGAATTATTTGGAAAGACTAAGGGATTCAAAGCTGAAGAACCAAACGTCTCAGCTGATGCTACTCCTTGTTCAGTAGAGGATGATGACTTCTAAGTTTAGATCAGGCTTAGAAAAAGATGTTGCTAATTTACTAACAGGATTAGGTGTTACCTATGAATATGAAACACATAAGATCGCTTATCAGATCCAACACCACTACTGCCCTGACTTTGTACTCCCTAATGGGATTATATTAGAATGCAAAGGATATTGGGATGCACCTGACAGGCGTAAGATTAAAAATGTGTGCGAACAAAACCCAGACTTAGATATAAGAATGGTTTTTCAAGCACCATTTAATAGAATATCAAAGAAGTCCAAGACAACGTATTCTAAATGGTGTGATCGCCATAATATACCTTGGACTTCCTTCCATAACATACCAATAGAATGGCTCACATAGAGAGCGAATTTGTTAGGCACACACCATGTCCTAATTGTGGATCATCGGATGCTAATAGCGAATACTCCGATGGTCACACATTCTGTTTTGTGTGTCACACCCGTACCTCTGGGAATGAGGAATCTACTCAACACATACCAATGTCCACTAATGTCCAACTCAAAGGATCAGCTGTACGGCTGCAAAAACGAGGAATATCTGAAAAAACCAACCAATTTTATAAGATATTCAGAGACGGAGAACTACTACGCTTCCATTATTTCACAGGCGATGGAATACTTCAGGGAGCAAAAGTAAAGACTAAGCAAAAGGATTTTTATTATGAAGGGAACAGTACTGATACTCTCTTTGGTCAGCATTTATTTCCTAGTAGCGGTAAACGGATCATTGTTTATGAAGGTGAACTAGACGCTGCTAGTGGCTACGAAGCTATGACAGGCTGGCCTCATGTATCATTACCTCATGGAGCACAAGGTGCTAAAAAAGATATTCAAAAACAGATACCGTTATTCCAAGGGTATCAAGAAATTATACTCTTCTTTGATGGAGACGATGCTGGAAGAAAAGCAGCGGAAGATGCTGCGTCAGTACTACCACCTGGGAAGGTCAAAATCGCAAGATTGGAATCCTATAAAGACGCTTCAGAAGCTTTACAAGCGAACGATTCAGAAGCTATAAGGCGTGCTATATGGGATGCTAAACCTTACCAACCTGATGGTATAGTTGATGCTAAGACTTTATTAACAGAAGTCACCACCCCACAGAAAGAATCAGACCATGACTACCCATATAAAGGACTCAACGATAAGTTACGAGGGATCAGGTACGGATCACTTGTCACATTTACTTCTGGAACTGGTCAGGGAAAATCCACAATCACCCGTGAGATTGCAACTCACCTCCTCAACAAGGGGGAACGAGTTGGGTTCTTGGATCTTGAAGCAAGTAATCGACAAACAGCACTTGGATTAATGTCCACAGCTGTTGGCAAACCCTTACATTTAGGTGAACATAGTGAAGAAGAACTCAAAAAGCATTTTCATAATACCATTGCTAATTGGAATCTCTACATGTTTGATGGCTTTGGTTCTTATGATCCAGACGTGGTTTACAATCGGATCGAATACCTTGCCAGTGGACTGGAGTGTCGTATTGTATTCTTAGACCACCTTAGTATATTATTGAGTGGGCTTGATGGAGACGAGAGACGAATGATAGACCAGACAATGACTAAGTTAAGAAGCTTAGTTGAACGTACTGGTATCACTCTGTTCTTGGTCAGCCACCTTAGACGTACAAGTAATGATAGAAAATCACATGAAGAGGGAGGACGTGTATCCCTCTCACAACTTAGGGGATCTCATAGTATATCTCAAATCTCAGATGCGGTTGTTGGACTTGAGCGAGACCAACAGTCCACAGAGGGAGGAAGCGATACGACTCTTAGAGTCCTTAAGAACCGTTATTCAGGCGAGACAGGTATAGCTTGCACACTTCAATATGATTTATCCAACTGCCGATTTAGTGAGAATGATGTTACGAAACCATCCTTTCTACGTGGAACAAGCGAAGGACAGGAAGCCACGGATTTTTGAAGATAGCGATTACGAGCATCCTTGGTACGCTCATCTTAAAAAACCAAACCCACCTACTGAAGAGCAGGTTAAGAAAGCTGAATTTAAAGATAAGACTTACAAGTGGAAAAAGAAATGACACTCGTTTTTGACCTAGAAACAAATGGTCTGCTGAACGATGTTACACGTATCCATTGCATAGCAATTTATGATTCCACTACTGACGAGATAGAAACTTACAACGATGAAAAGAATAACAAGTATTCCATTACTGAGGGACTTAATAAGTTACTTGTTGCTGACACGATTGTTGGTCATAACATTATTGGTTTTGACATCCCGTGTATTAGCAAACTATATAACTATTTCACTCCCCGTTGTCGTATTGTTGACACTCTTCTTTTATCACGTCTATACCACCCAAATCTCTATGACATAGATTTTAAGCATGAGTGGCCTTTTATGCCATTAAAGCTTTATGGAAGACATAGCTTAGAGAGTTATGGCTATCGTCTAGGAGAATATAAAGGGGAATTTGGTAAGACAAGTGATTGGTCTGAGTGGAGTCAAGAAATGGAAGATTACTGTGCTCAAGACGTTGAAGTTACAAAGAAATTATGCGACCACTTTCACCCCTACCTGACTGGTGCTCGTTAGAGCATTCAGTCGCACAAATACTCACCCAACAGGAACTACATGGATGGTACTTTAATGAACGCTCTGCATGGGAACTTGAATCTCGTCTCCGAAAAGAATTGGAGGAACTTACTAAAGTATTACGAGACAGGTATACTTTCATTGCAGGATCAGAATTTACTCCTAAACGAAATAACCAAACATCAGGTTATGTAGAAGGAGCAACCTTTACAAGATTAAAAGAACTTAACCCCACATCCAGAGATCACATTGCATGGATACTCCAAACACATTATGGTTGGAAACCCTCATTAATAAGCTCGAACGGAAAGCCCGTGATAGACGAGATAGTCTTAAAGGAAATTGGGACGGATATAGCTCTACAATTTCTCCGATGTCTGGAACTGAAGAAAGCATTAGGAATGATATCAGAAGGCGTGAACGCATGGCTCAAGCTATGTACGACCTCTAGTAGAATCCATCATCATTGCTCAGTGGCTACGAACACATTTAGATGTGCTCACCGTAAGCCGAATCTTGGGCAGGTTCCAGCTGGTGAAGAGTTTAGAAAACTATTTACTGCTAGTCCGAACCTATCTATGGTAGGTGCTGACTTAAGTGGAATAGAATTGAGAATGTTAGCCCACTACTTAGCTCGTTATGATGATGGTAGATATGCTGACATCTTATTGAACGGAGATATACACCAAGTTAACGCTGACAAAATCGGCATAACCAGACGGGATGTTAAGACCGTCACGTATGCCTTCTTATATGGAGCAGGTGATGTCAAAATCGGACTCTCAGTCGATAAACAACTATCGACAAATAAAGCAAGAGCTAGAGGAAAACAAGTACGTTCAGCGTTCATCCAAGCCATCCCTGGATTGGCAGAACTGCTATCGGCTGTTAAGAAGCGGTCTTCCACAGGCTCGATCATGGCTATCGACGGAAGAAAAATCTTAGTTGACAGTGAACATAAGGCTCTTAACTATTTGTTACAATGTTCAGCTGGTGTAATCGCTAAGCGTTGGATGTTGATAGCACACCAAATGATCAAAGAAGTTGGTATAGATGCACATCAATTAGCATTTGTACATGATGAACTTCAATTTGAATGTAAACCCACCTATGTAAATGATCTTAAGTTCACCCTCGAAAACTCAGCAGTTAGAGCTGGGGAATACTACAAAATGCGAATACCAATCGCAGCAGAATCCAAGTCTGGAAAAAATTGGTCCGAAGTCCATTGAAATAGCATGGGCTGCTGGTTTGTTTGAAGGCGAAGGCTGTATATCTAAAGATAGGAACAGTCGAAAATTAATTCTGGAAATGACAGATAAAGATGTCATGGAAGATTTTGTAAGAATTGTTGATTATGGAAACCTGCATGGTCCTCATACCTGTCAAAGAAGTGATGGGTTTAAACGTAAACCAACTTATAGATGGCAAGCATGTAAACGTGTAGAAGTAATAAGAATATTAAACTTATTTATGCCTTTTTTCGGTAAAAGGCGTACTGAGAAAGCAATGGAGGTATTTAATCATTATGAAAATCTTAGTTGATGCTGATTTTGTAGTATACAAATGTACTGCAGCAGCCGAATCAGAGATTGATTTTGGTAATGATGTTATCCTTGTAACATCTCTATTTTCTGATGCATACAGTTGCGTTAAACGTGAGATAGAACGTATTAAAAAGGAACTTAGACCACATACTGATGTAGTATTATTCTTTAGTGATAGTACTAATTTTCGTAAAGAAATTGAGGAATCTTATAAAGGACATCGTAACCGTAAGAAACCATGTGGCTATCGACGTGTTATTAATAAGCTTAAAGATGAGTATCCTGTAATACAGATACCTACACTTGAGGCAGATGACTCCCTTGGAATATATTCGACCCAACATAAGGGTAATATAATAGCTTCACCTGATAAAGATATGAGACAAATTCCTGGTAAGTTATATAACTTTGAAGAACTTATCACAATCACGCCTACGCAAGGTGCTAAATGGCATCTTATACAGTCTTTAGCAGGTGATAATACAGATGGGTATGCTGGCGTACCTGGAATAGGAGTTAAGCGTGCTACAGCTTTATTTGAAGAAAAAGGATACAGCTGGAAAACAGTAGTTGAAGCGTTCAAAGATAAAGACTTATCTGAAGAAGTGGCTTTAACTAATGCACGATTAGCTAGAATACTAACTACAGAGGATTATGACCACGAAAAAAGAAAACCCGTACTCTGGAATCCCCTCCCCGATTACAGAATTGACGCTTGAGCAACAGTTCAAAATGCGTCTAGTTAATGATTATTTAGATCATCCAGAAGTAAGAAGGGAAGATATTAAAACTGTTTTCCTTGCCTTACAAGAACAAAACTTTGTACTTTCTAACAGTCTAACGAATTTATTGAAAAAATGGCCCAAACCACCAATGAAACTGGACCAGAATACTACAGGCGTGGATCCATCCAAGTCTGGGATTTTGTTCGTGATAAAGAACTCAACTTCCACTTAGGAAATGTAATTAAGTATGTCTGCAGAGCAGGTCATAAAGATGATGACATTGAAGATTTAACAAAAGCCATCCATTACCTATCTAATGAAATCGAATTTAGAACAAGCCAAAGAATTCAGAGCAGCATTCAACGTAAAAAACTCACGGAATCTCAGCTCGAGGAATATGCAGCGGAACTTAATAATTGAAGAGTTTAAAGAATT